CTTTTGTTTTATCGCATTCTTCCACTTTGCAACGGTGTTCTGCTGCACCTTTTTCATTGCCGTCTAACTCTAGAGCTTTTTGTTTAAATAAGCGGATGACTTCTTCTTTATGTTCTGCTGGTACATAAGCTAGCGCATGCCAGTGTGGTGTGCCGTCTTTGTGTGGCTCTGCCACTCGCATACCGTAAAATTTAATATCACGTTTTGCTAACAAAGCACGGAATTGTTGCCACACTTTGTTTAGATAGTTTTGCGTATCTCTTGGATTCACCCCTGACCATTTTTTGTTGCCGTTTCCTGCGTGGAATGATGATGGCGCAGTGAGGGTTAAAAATAAGGCTTCATTGTTGTTTTCTTCTGCCCATTCTTCCAAGCCACGCAAGCGCACCATCATTTCATTACGACGTAATGCGGGGTTAGATGATGATTTTAAGAACATATCGAAAAGTTCGACCTGTTCTTCTGGATTGTCCACGTTTTGAATGATCATTGCGCGTAAGTAATCATAGTTTTTACGCTGTTGCAGTTGCCATTCTTGGAAACTTTGATTGGAAATATAACTGGCTGCATTGGCACGCACCTCGCCACAGGCAATAGCAACGTGTTCAACTATTCGGCGTTGTGTGGTGCGTATTTTCTTAAACCACCACTTTTCACAAACAAGACGGCTTAATGTGCTATCAACATATTCCCCTTTAATTGGTTTGTTTTGTTCGATTTTCTCCCAATGGGGAATTTGAAACCCCATAGCCAGTGCCATTTCACCGCACTTTTTATAGAGATCAAAAAAATGTTGATTGATGCTATCAGCCGTTTGTTGGGGATAATAATCCTTGATGTTTTTTATCGTTTCAAATTGGAATGATTCAAACGCTGTGGCGATTTGATACGCCATCTTTTTGATCTTACGTTCAGTAAGCAAATAAAACGGTAATTTGGCATTTTTAGCTTGTTGCTTACCATATTGCTTAAAATTAAAGCCCATTTTGTGAAGTTCGTTATACTGCTCGGCAATTTCTTCACGTGTTGGCACGGTCATAAATTTAGCTTCAAAACGTGTTTCAAATTGGGTTTTAATGTCTTGTTTTAAATCTTGCAACCATTTAGGCGTATTAATGAACGCTTGCAAAAAATCCATATTCACGTTGTATTGTGAAAAGACTTTTTTCAAGCGCACATCTAACACATCGCGCAAATAATTATTGGCATGGCGGCGTTGTTTATTGCCAAGGGCAAAGGCAATTGAACCGTCATCTTTGATGGAGCGATAGGCTTTTAAATAGAGCTTGCGGAAATGCTCACGTTGACGTTGGCGTGGGAGACTTTCTAATTTACGTTCAATAAAATCAAAGTCGATTGGATTAGCTGCGAACAACTCTAGCTGTAATGATGTGTATCTGCCATCATCAAAAGGCAGAGAAGTGCGGTCAACATTCACTGCACTTTGCATCATCACTGCACGTGCATCTGCCATCGCTTGCTCACGTTTGGCAAGATTGGCATTACACTCAACTTCCCAGTTCATCATCAAGAATCCTTACATTGCCGTATTGGCTAAATATTCACTGTGGTATTCAAAATATTCTTTGATTTTGTTGTTGGTAGAACTCACTGCACTGAGTAATTCTTCCAAACTCAACATTTCATATTGGGCTAAGTCATAGCGGCGTACTTCTTCGATTGCGCCCCAAATTGTGTTGTGTAAATTGCCCACGGTTCTTGTTTTTTGTTTGCCATACCAACTATCTTGATCGCCCATCACTTCAACCACTTGAAAGCGAGTGCCGATGGGTAAAATTTCTAGCGTTGCGCCACAATCTAGAGCGATACAAATATTGTTTTCCATCATTCCTCCTTACCAGCGTCTATCTAACGAATCGACAATAAACTCAATTAATCCCATTACCGTGATAGTTGCACCAAGCACAGCAAATACCTCCACTAAAAACATCATAAAAAGCTCACTCATCACGTTTCCCCATAAATTGCTTAAAGTCATATTGGCGGGTCTTGTTTAGTTTGATTTGCCCTTCCTCAATCGCTTTTTTGAAACAATATTCAGCGCGTGCAAAGCTCCAGTTTGTTTGTGTTTCGGTTGGTGCAGCTATCCACGCTGAACGCCATTGTTTGGCGGCTAACCCATAATTGCCTTGTTGCTCACTTTCTTTTGCGTGTTGCGCATGGTCTAAATAAGTTTTAATCGCTAATTTTTTCATTTTGCATTTCTCGCTAAGTAAACCGTCATATTGGCGGATTCGATGATTTTTGAATAAACAAGCGCGGCGATGTCATCTTTCCCTTGTTGTTTTAAATGTCCCCACAAGGCTAAAAAACGACGATATTTGCGATACCATTTCTGTGCGGATTTATTCATTTGTGTTTCCATTTTTATCCTCCTGAGTATCAATTTGAGTAAATTCCCGCTCTGTTACGCCTTGTGAAAACATTCCCGAAAGTAACCGCACTTTACGTAGTGCACGGGCTATTTTGCGTTGTCCTTGTTCTGTGTAGTGATGGAGCTTTGAACCTGTTAAATGCCCTGCACGTAAATCTGAAAAATCCAAATCCGCTAATTCCAACAGCATTTCTCGAAAGCCTTGTTGTAAACCGTCAAACTCTCGTTCTACACGGAATTGGCTTTTGCTTAACGAGTGCAGCGCATCATCAAAACTTCGGATTTCAGGCACCTTTACTTGATTTACACGGCACCATTTTTCAGCGGCAGATTCCGTTTCATCGTCAAAGCAATAAGGCATTAAGGCCATCACTCACCCCCATTCATTTATTTACGGAACCACCGTGCAACGCGTTGGGAAATGCTTTGTTCACGTGCCCACTGTTCTTCTTCAAGTAATGCAATGCGATCACTGAGTGATTCATTCAGCAATACTTGCTGTGCATTCACGTTTGCTTGATGAGAAATCGCTCGTTGCAACAGTTGAATGTTGCGAGCCTGTGCTTGCACGGTTTTGTTTAACTGCCACACATTCACACGGTTATGGCGTTTTTTACCGTTGTCATACACATAATTACTGCTTGCCATTTGCTCAAACTCCTAAATTTTGGTTGCAAAAATCCTGTCGCATGAATTTCTTCAAACGACCATGTTTAAATTATTGTTGGAAAATTAAGAATTAATCCGTAGGGATTTCGATTTGCCGTTCGTCTATTGCTGGTAACTTGCCTTGCTTACGCATTTGACGTTCTTTTGCCCACTGTTCGGCTGTTTTGAAATTCTGAATTAATGCCGGTGTAAATGTCCCGATACTAATATTGCGAATTTCTGTCCAGAGTTCGAAATGAACTCGACCACAGCTTTTGCAATAGCATTCAGAAACAATGGTATTTTCTGCCTTTCTAGAGGTTCTTGTCCCAATCTGATCGCTACCACATCCTGGACATAATGCATCGACTTTTGCTGCCATATCACACACCTTCTTCTGTCCTATACTCTCCACATTCCCCAATATGGATTGCACGGTTATTAAAATTAAAAGATAATCAACACCATAAAGAAGGACACCATTGAAAATAACGCCACGAGGTATGCCATGCTGACTCGATTTCTACGATTTCTCATATTTATCCTTAACTGGTTTATTGTTGCTGGAATTGTTTGGCTTAATCTCATCATTACTGAATGATTAATTAATACATTCTTCCAATTTCAAACGGATAAAATCATTCAATTCCCGTTTATCCGCTTGAGCCATTTCTTGTAACTTTTCTTTAAAACTTGCCGTCACACGAAACGCAATAATTTCAGATTTTAGTTCGCGTTTTTTTTCTGTTTTCGCCATACCCTTTTCCTTGTTGTTTTTGTTTACTTTGTTATACTTTTGCTATCTAAAAAATTGGAATGCACAGAACGTTCCTATTACAGCGCAGATAAAACATAAAGCGGGTAAATGGTTATGGTGATAATTGTATTGCTGTCCCAGTTCGTCTATTCTTTGCTTGGTTTGTTTTTCCTGTTCTTTCAAAGCTTGTTCAAGTTCCAATACGCGAACCCATAATTGTTCATCCACTTTTTTAGCCATAAGGCACTCCTATGTTCGAAAAAATAAAAAAACACCTGCTTTTTATAAAAGACATCATCATTGATACCGTGGCTTATTGGGCGACATTTGGGTTAGTTTATGTTTACACTCGCTTTGCACTTGTGCCAGAAATCAACGCCGATATTCAACTTGCTATATTGCTGTTGATATCATTCGTGATTTATTGGGTATATAAAAAAACGATTCCGTACACCAAAAACTTGCACATTCAAGGACAACATTCCTATTTATGTGGCGTTTGCATTTTTGTCTTTGCTCTCGGCAGTTTCAGCCAAGCGGAACTCCAACAATTTGGGTTTAATTTCAGCGAAGTTCCACAACAAGCCATTAAGCAATACGCCTCATTAAAAGCCATGTTTTATGCCATCGGCATTGTGGTGTTGCCATCACTGCTAAAGCCAAAAATTGAGTAACATAACGTTTCGTTCATTGGTTTAAAAATCTTTAATTCCCTTCAAACACCTGTTTCAAACTTTCGTAAATTGTTGGCCAATCTACATCGGGGGTAAATCTTCGGATTTCACTGCGCTGTGATTAACTAATCGCGCCCATTTCGCGCAGTCCTTTCATCACCAACATCCGCACTAATGCGGCTTCGGTTTGTCCCAATTCGGCACATTTTTCCTGCAAAACGGTGCGAATATCGTCGGAAAGTCCTACTTGCACCTGCACTAATTTTTTTCTCATCCGTTTCTCAGTAGCATTTTCTTTAATTTCACTCATATACAACGCTCCTTAAATTGGTTATCATCAGTAACAATCATTGATCTTTATATTTTAGAAATAATAATACCCACATTCATGGGTATTGTAAAGGAAATTATTTATGTTTGGAGATATTTGGGGTGTTTCTTACGGCGAACGTTTAAAAGAGGAACGTTCCAGATTAGGATTTAGTCAAAAAGTATTGGCTGAAAAAGCTGAAATTGCATATAACACTTATTCTAATTATGAATTAGGTAAACGTTCTCCTGATGCAGATACTTTAATAAAACTATGGTATTTGGGGATTGATATTTTTTATTTGTTAACTAACCAAAAGTCCGTTGTTGCAGAAAATTATGAGGAAAGGGCATTATTAAAAATGTTCAGAAATCTGAATGGGGATGAGAAAAGATCTGTCTTAATGAAGTTAGAACAGATGGGAATTGATACACTTTTTTTTAGCGGTAAAAGTGCAGTGGAGCAACCACGTGTTCAGGTATTTGATTTAAATGAAGGCAATGACAGCATTCATACTAAAGATAATACCATCATAGGACACGATAATATTGTCGCAGGGCGAGATGTTAAAAGATAAAGCTATGTCAAACCATATTGTCGGCGATAACAATACGGTTGCTGGGCGAGATGTGAACATCACGAATATCTATCATAAAGAAGGAGCCCCTTTTCCGCGCACCAGATTAGTCGCTGAAATTCTTGCTGTGCGTAATTGTTCTGCGCACCTTGAATTTGTGATCAATACGCATGCCGATAAATGTTATGGGTCACACTATTTTAAAGAAATGAAAGAAACCGAGTTGCAAGCAATGCACGAATTTGCCTGCCACTTGCGCGATTTACTGGCTGAACAACAACGGCCAAACTGGGTAAAATGGCTGCTATCGTGGATTAAGTCACGTGGTGTTTAGTTTGCCGATGAAGATGAAGAAGTGGTGATTTATTTTAATAAAACAAACCTAAGGAAAATTTATTATGTTATACGAATATAAAATGATTCAAGCTGCGCCACATATTATTGCGCAAAGAAAGAACATTCAAACTGCCGCAGCAGACTATTTACAAGAACTGGTGAATGAACAGGCTAGATTAGGCTGGGAGTTTTTTCGGATAGATGATTTTTCTACCGAAGAAGCGGCAGGATGTTTTTCCGGCGGCAAAACGACAACTAAGATTCATAAAGTTATCACCTTTAGACGCGAAAAAAATGATTAATGGTTTGGCTTAGTATCCAATTAATTTTACTTTATCAATATTTAGCACCGGAAAAAATTCGCAATGGTTGCCGCTTTGAGCCTAGTTGTTCAAATTACGCCATTTTAGCCTTGCGGAAATACGGTTTTCTTCGTGGTTGGAAGATGGCTTTCAATCGGCTGAAGCGGTGCAAATATCCGAATGGTGGGGTGGATCATCCTTAAATCTGTTGAAGTTTCATAAATATGAGAATACACACCAACGCCCCACTTTGTATTCTCGAGCCATGGTGTTTAGTTTTCCGATGAAGATGAAGTAGTGGTGATAAATATGCGACATTTCGTTTACATGAATTGGCACAAAGAGGTGAATGCCTACACCTTGGAAAATCATAAAGAAAATGAAGATTATTTCATTGGTTATGTTTCGCAGAAAAAACGCGTCATCACTTTCCGCAAAGACAGAATTATTCAAGAATTTGCCAATTTTGAAGATGCACAACATTATGCTGAAAACTTGCCGGCAGAAGTTTTTGACCAATTCGATCAGAAGCTCAATATTATCAAGCACACTTCAACCACACCTATTCAACATCCCCTCACTTTTTGTTTTACTGGCTTTGGCAAGGCACAAAAGCAAGCGTTAATGAATTTAACCGAGGAAGTTGGCTTGCGTGCAATCCAAGATGTCACATCAAAATGCGATTATCTTGTGATGTGCGAAAACTCTAAAACAATCGGTCCATCAAAACGCGCAAAAGCCGAATCACTCGGCATAAAATTAATTTTTGAGAACCAATTTTTCCATTTGATTGAAACAGGGGAAATCCCACAATGAAAAAACTACTCTTAATTTTAACCGCACTTTTAGCTGTTCCGATGTCGTATTCTTCACCATTGCCTAAAGAACTATCGTCACAGTTTAAAGATGTCAACATTGCTGATTTAAACCAAGACATTGATTTAACTGATGGTGTGTTATGGATCAGAATGAATTTTGATGCACCAATTCCAGAGGCATTAGGGAAAAGCATTATATTTTCAGAAACTTGCATTAATGTGAAAAATAAAGCTAAAACATGGAAGAAATACCCGTTTAAGCAAATCAAAGTAACCACCCTCGTGGAATGGAAAGCCTATTTGTTTAATGGTGGCCAGAAAGAATGTATCGAATATTGGACGAAAGAGGGATTTAGCGAGAAATATAGCAAAGCTCCGTATTTTGAGGTTTGGGAGCGGAAGTGATGAAAGATTTACTAGATCAGAACGAAATTATTAATGACATTATACAGTTCCAAAAACCGATGAAAGAATTAATGGCTTTTACTAAAGTCACTAATCCTGCTGAGTGGACAATTCACTCATCATCTGAGCCAACACTTCAAGCATTTCAAGGAAAAAATTTAAAAGAAATTGATTCTATCTTAAAATACTTCCAAGGAATTGTTCCCCAAAAGGACTTACCAAAAGAACTTTTTGAGTTTATAGAATCACTTTCATTTACTAAAAATCCAAAATCAGTCCAAAAAATCACTCAACTATCTAAGGTGTCCATTGAAAATGAACTTAGCCAAGAAGAGTTTGGCACACTGATTATAAATGAAGCCACTATTACACAAAACCAAGATATTGTATCTAATGATGAAAGCAGCATTAAATTAGATGAATTAATACGCACAATTTGGGATTTAATTTGTAAAGCGTATCATCAAAAAAAAATATATATTCTTGCGGTTCTAAAATTCATACTACTTATGTTAATCCAATATGCAATAGAGAATAGATTAGATTTTTATTTTAAAGATAACCAACCATTAGATCAGATTTTTGAGAATCAAAAAATAATAATTAAGCAAAATCAAGAAATACTAGAAAAACTTAATAAAAAAGAAAATAATGACTCTGATAAATCTAAAGATTTCTCTGAGATCATATAATTGTTATTCTTTCCTCACCTCTACCCCTTCATCCTCAATCTTCAATTCGCACTCCACCTGTGACACATAACCATTATCTGCGATGGTATGCGTCACTCTTGTGATCAGCCAATTTGTTGCATCAATTTCTCCTTTAAAGCCTGAAAGCTCAA